AGGACTCATGGATGGACTTGGCTAACTACGGCATAATTGGTCACATGCTGCATAACGGGGTTTGGCGCTAAATGTAAACACAAAACGAGGGCAGCAGAGTCTTGTGGATGAACGCAGGGCTATGGAAGCATTTTCGACTCAGTTTGGCATGGGCTGGGTGGAGACTCCCCGAGGTAAACCAGCTAGGGTTGATGGTTTACTCATTAAAAGTGGGGAGCTCAACGGTGTTGGTGAAGTTAAGTGCAGATACAACTTAACCCTAAAGCACTTCACTGACGCATTTAACATGGAGTGGCTTGTCACCTTGAGCAAGGTTGAGAAGTGCAAGGAAGTGGCCGAAGGGCTACAAGTTCCGTTTATAGGTTTTATGTTTTTAGCAGACGAGGGGGACAATGGTCTCCTTCTGTGGAAGCGCCTTGACCAGATAAAGCTTGAAACGAAGTGGACTGATTCCAAGAAGAACTGTAACGGGGGACACGCCCGTAGGCTAAACGCATTCATCCCCATGAACCAGTGTAGGGCTCTGAGGTTATGATCAAGCTAACCGACCATCCAACCCTATACAAACCGACAGAGGATGAGATCCTCGAGTTTGAGAAGGCTAACGGCAAGGATGCCACTGTAGAGCTCCTCATGGGGCGTGAGGAGAAGATACGCCTCGAGAAGAGTGACCCCTTCAATCACCGAAACATCCTGCCCCACTGGCAGAAAGCGAGCGACCTCCTCGAGGAGCACGACCAGCTACTGATCAGCGGAGGCAACCGCAGTGGAAAAACAGCTTTTGCGAGCTGGTATGTGACGAAGCTGTTGGACGAGATCCCCGGTGCCCGTATTGCCTGCTTTAGCATGACCCACCAGAGTAGTATACGGGATCAGCAGCCCTCAGTGTATGAGATGCTTCCCCAACGCTATAAGAAGATCAAAAGGGGTGTTGTGCAGAACATCAAATACACCCAGAAGAATGGCTTCAGTGATGGCACGTTTGTTTTCCCTATAAAGCTAGACTCACCAGACGAGCCGGGGAGTCAGTGCTGGTTTAACGCCTACCAGCAGCCCATGGATATCCTAGAGGGATTCGAGGCTGACCTTATATGGTTTGACGAGCTGGTGCCATTTAGTTGGTACGAGACGGCTGCTTTTCGGTTGGTAACAAGAAAGGGGAAGATGCTGATCACAGCCACACCAATAACTGGCTATACTCCCGTATACGGCAGCTTTGTGAACGGGGCACAGGTCACCGAGTCGAAGCCTGCCAGTTTAATTGATGGGCCAACAGTTCAAGGGGTTAAGAACGGTGAGATGCCGTATGTAATGGAGTGCATCGACGCCAAACGCTCGGTGATGTTCTTCTTCACCGACATGAACCCATACAACCCTTATGAGCAGATGGAGAGAACGCTCTCGGGTGAAAGCTCGGTACAGATTAAGATAAGGGCATACGGTTATACCGATAAGAGCAGCGGCAACTTCTTCCCGAAGTTTGGTAAGGCTCACATTATCGAGCCAGAAAAGGTGCCGAGTGAAGGAACGAATTATATGTGCGTTGATCCTGCTGGGAGCAGGAACTGGTCTATGCTTTGGATTCGTGTTGATAGGGATGACAATATATACGTTTACCGTGATTGGCCCGACAAGGCGTCTTACGGGGAGTGGGCTGTGCCGGGGGATAAGGCCGAGGGCTCGATTGGCCCAGCGGCAAAACCAGAGGGCAGGGGGCTCTCGGAGTATAGGGACATGATTAAGGAACTCGAGGGTGAAGAGACTATCGAATGCAGGTTAATTGACCCCAGAGCAGGCGGGAGCAGGGCGATGACAGACGAAGGGGGCGAAACCCTAATCGATCTACTAAATGACCTTGGTTTAGACTTCTTTAAGGCACCGGGACTTCCTATCGAGCAAGGGATCAGCTTGATAAACGAAAAAATGAACTATAACCTTGACGAGCCACTGAGCGTATGTAATCAGCCGTCTCTGTTTATTAGCAGTGAATGCGGGAACTTGATTGACTGTATAAAGGAGGTCTCGGCTGCGGGGGGAGACAAGAATAAGTATAAGGATTTTGTTGACTGCCTTCGATACCTTTTGACGTTCGACCCTATTCATGTTGACGCCAACACTTGGAAGGCACACGGGGTTGGAGGAGGTTACGGATGAACAGTCTATTAAGTGATGATTCGGTTTTTGTGGGGTTCAAGGAGGCGAGCACTGCCTTGAACGTGAGTATCAGTTACTTGCAAAAAGTTGCGAATGCTGGAGCCTTGAAGACGTTTACGATGCAAGGAGGCAAGCGTAAACTTTACAGGGAGGATGTTATAAAGGAATTTAGGTTAAGGGAAAAAAATGAACGATAAACTATCTAGGGCAAGTGAAAAGCCCGATGTACTGGAGCTGCACACGGAGTATAGGAAAGCCATCGACGATGGGTTCACCTCTGAGCGGCTGGATTACTGCGATAAGCAGAGGCTTGCGGTCTGGGATGGTCAGAGCAAGGACTTCAAAAAACACGCAGATGACGAGGGTGGAGCCTTCCCATGGGAGGGTGCCGCCGATACAAGGCAGAGGTTGGTTGATACCACTATACGAACCTTGACTGACCTGTTGATGGTTGCATTCCGTCGAGCTCAAGTAAAAATAAACCCCGTAGAGGCTGGGGACTCTGAATCCGCAGCAGCCCTCAACACACTGTTCCGCTGGTTGGTTGGCTCCAAGCTCTACAATGAGCTGCAAAAGGAGGCTGAGCTGTATAGCGAATACGCACTGACCTACGGGTACAGCGCGATGTTTGTGGGCTGGGAGCAGTCATCAATACTCAAGCCGCAGGAGATCACCATGGAAGCACTGGCATCAATGGCTGAGCAAGGGGGCGCTGAAGTGGGCTTCACCTCAGAGATCATTGAGATGATGCAAGACCCCGAGTTTGACAACCAAGTTGCAGAGCTGTTTGTGGGGCTTGTTCCAAACGTCAAGAAACGGCGAGCACTCAAGATGGTCAAGGAACTTCGGGAGACAGGAGCCACTGAGGTGCCTATAGCTGAGATGCACAAGAATCAGCCGGTCTGTGTGGCTTTGAAGCCATTCGAGGACATAGTGTTTCCCGACGAAACGGTTGACCTCCAAAAAGCGAGGGTAATCTTCCGCAAGACCTACATGACCGAGGTCGAGCTAAGGGCAAAGATTCAAGAGGACGATTGGGACGAGAAGTTTGTTGACGCAGCGGTGGAGACGGCTGGCAAATCACAGGACGCAACCAACGTGATGATAAACGCCACAACACTGTCACCAAGCTTTGACACGAATCGGAACATGATCGAGGTCGTTCATGCCTACACTAGGCAGTTAAACGAGGACGATGTTCCCGGCATATATTGTACGGTGTTCAGCCCATACGCGACTCAGAACGAATCCGAGGAGCCCCTGTATGGGAAGCATGAGCTGGTTGGGTACGCTCACGGCAACTACCCGTTTGTGGAGTACCGCAGGGAGCGCCCAAGCCGCAGAGCTTTAACCGAGAGCAGAGGTGTTGCCGAGGTAAGCGCCTGCGCTCAGTCTGAGCTGAAGGCACAGCGGGATTCTATAATTGACAGGACATCACTGGAGACAATCCCGCCGATTCAGTATAACCGCAGGCTGGGGATGGCTAACAACCTCGGCCCAGCGGTAATGGTACCGGTGAGTAAACCCGGGGACTATCAGCCGCTACAACTGACCGCAGGAGTTCCTGCCACTTCGATGCAGTGCATTGAGATGATCATGCAGGATACGGCAGACTACTATGGCCTGCCCCACTCGAACATCCCTCCGGTTACAACTACACTCAAACAGCAGGCGCTGGTAAACAACTGGCTGTGCTCATGGACTGAGATTTATCAGCAGATGCTGGCTTTATCACTGCAATACCTGTCACCACAGGAGGTTGAGAGGGTCACAGGGGTACCACTTGAGGTGAAAGATTTGTCAACGATGCCAGACTTCATTCTGAAGTTCGATGCGCGTGACATGAACGATGACTATGTGCTCAAGAAGCTCGAGGTGATAGCCCAGCAACTGCTGCCGCTTGACGCTGGGGGGTCTATTGAGCGCAACGCGCTTGTCGAGAAGCTGGTTCGCAGCATAGCGCCGGAGTTGGCAGACGAGATCCTAGTTGACCAAGGCTCGGCATCTCAACGGATGTATAACGAAACCAAGAGCGAACTGGTTGGGATGATGGCAGGCTACGAGGCTAACTATCAAGAGAAAGACCCCGCAGCACAGAGCAAGATGCAGTATTTGGAGCAACTCGTTAAGGGCAACCCCAAGGCTCTAGAAGCCGCACAGAGCGACGAACAGTTCAAGTCGCTGCTAGATAACTACTCGCAGTCGCTGCAATTCAGTATGCAACAACAACAAAACGCCCAGATAGGTAGGATCGGGGTTAAACCAATCCAACAAGGACAAGGCCAACCCCCAGCCCAACAATGAACGCATTGGAATCAATAGGCGATAAACTGGCGACAGGAAACGCAGATGACCTGTTGGCAGGCGTCAACCTCCTACTGGATGAGAGCGTGGATTCAGAGATAGGTTTTGTCTCCACTCCCGGGATAGATGATGGGGAGAGGTCACACTCGGCTGGAAGGCTGGATGCATTACGATCATTCAAAGAACTCCTAAACAATGCTGTGACCGCAGCCAAAAAGAACAGGTAAATTATAGTACAACAGGTTTAACGGGTTTATCTCGCTGAACACATTAGTAAACAGAGCCCATGCAGCGTTATACCTGCGTGGGTTTTCTGTATTTACCCATCACAAAACAAATACTGAAGGGGACTTGCTCCCATTAAAGGCATGGCTGAAGGACAGAATACAGGCGACTCACTGCCCGAGACGCAGGAAGCAACGGAAGGGCTGAATAATTTAGGAGGTCTTATTGACCAAGCGGGACTTGCCAGAGTCTTCGGTGCAACCGAGGAGACTGAGCAGGAGGCTACTGAACCCGAGCCTACGCCACCCGCAAATGAAGCTGAAACAGGGGTAAAGGAATCTGATTCGCCAGAGTCGAGTGACGCTGGAAATGACGAGTCGGAAACTGAGTCGAAGGTTCTTTCTAATAGTGAAGATGATGACGAGCCAGTTGACGCTAAAGGTCAAGATGGTCTCCTCAAGCGGATCGGCAAGCTAACCGCGATTAGGCGTGAGACTGAAGATAAGGTCACCACGCTTGAAGACGAAAACGCTTCGTTAAGAACGCAACTTGAGCAGAAGGACGAGCAGTCTCCTACGGTTGTTGATAACAACAACCCGTTCGGGGATGTGAGGTCAGTGAAGGATGTTGAAAGCAAACTTCGAGAAGCTCAAGAGGTATATGACTGGGCCGAGGATCACCCTAACGGGGCGACTCAAGGCGAAAAGGATTACACCGAGGAGGACATTCTAGGGATTAAGCGAAGGGCTCGGCAGGCATTGAGGGAGTTGCCCAAACGCAAAGAGTTTCTGAACTCCGAGCGGGAAAACTCAAGAGCAGTGGAGGAAGCCTTTCCGTACTGGAAAGATCGATCCCACGAAATGTACCAACAGGCACAGGAGATCTTGAGAAACCGCCCAGAGATAAAGAAACACGCTGAGTGGAAGGCAGATGTCACCATATACCAACTAGGTTTGATGGCTTACAGCGAGTTGCAAAACTCGAAGAGCAAGAAGACCAAGGTTGCAAAGGCGACAGCTCAACCAACAAAGCCTGCCTCGGCACCGAGAAATACGGATGCCGAAACAAAGCGTAAAAATGGTGCCGTCAAAAACTTCACTGAGAGAAGGGATCGAGACTCACTAACTGAATTAATGAAAGGTTTTATTTAAGATGGCACAACTATTTGAAAGTGACTTCCAAGGAAGCGGTAGCGCCGGTACCTCCGGCCCAACTAAGAGGGAAGACCTCGCCGATTGGATTTCTTTAATCGACGCAAAAGATACTCCGCTGACGAGCATGATGCCCAAAGGCAAAGACCTTGGGAATATGTATCACCGCTGGAGTGCGGATGAGTACGAGGCAACAACCATTCTCGGTTATAGAGATGGCAAGGACGCGACTGATACAGTTGCGGGGGCTTTAGGTAATGGGGTCAGTCACGGAACTGAACACGCTCCCTATATCCAGAGCCACGCTCGGAACAGGGAAGAGTTGAGCAACTACGCTCAGTACTTCCGCAGGGCGACCAAGGTTAGCCCGTTGGCTACTGAGGTCACCAACCCCGTGGGAGGTAAGAACCTCCTCGCTCAAGGGATTGCCAAAAAAACCGTTGAGTTGAAACGGGATATGGAGGCGACCTTCCTAAGCGACAATTCTCCGCTAAAGGAAACTACTGGCGGCAGTGGAGTTCCTTATCGGACTAGGGCGCTGGGGCAGTGGGTAACGGAGACGGTCACGGCTGGAGATGCGGATATTCCCGCTGACTTCAAAACGCCGGGGGCAAGCACCATCGATGTTGGTTCTGCAACGGCGACTGACAGTGGTTTCAGTGAGGAGAATGTCCAAGGAGTTCTCGAGTCTATCTACAATGAAACGGGAAGCTCCCGCTCATATGACCTCATCTGTGGCACCAAGATCAAGCGAGCGTTTACTAATCTAACAAGCACAGTGGAAGGCGCTACCGTTGAAAAGTCGGCGGCCCACGTTCGCACGTTTAACCAAGAGCTGGGCAACACCACATTCAAGAACACCATCACGGTGTTCGAGGGTGATTTTGGTACGCTTAACATCCATGTGGACAACTTCGTTCCAGAGGTTACTCGGGGATATATTATCCCAATGGAGATGACCGAGCTTCGGTACGGGATGCTCCCTCGGGTGCAGTCCATTCCCAACTCGGGATCGGGCGAGGGTCGAATTGTTGAGGCAGTTGCTTCGCTTGTTGTGAAAAACCCGAAAGGGTTTGGCAAGTTCTCATCTGCGGCTGCGTAATCGTTCTCATGCTTGTTAGCTTAGAAGGGCTAGATGAGGGTCTCGTTAGCGGGATGCTTGACGAGTTCAAGACAGGCTGGAACAGGCAAAAGGTTGTAGCCCGGGCCGCTCAAAAGCGGCTCGGGCAGACCAACCAAACGGAGCGCAAGTCGGTTGACGGCTTGGGCGCTATGAAAGCGCAGATAAGCGCGGATAGTTATCATTACTGGGGGCAGCGGTTAGGTTATGATTGTTGGAATGACAAGAAGTTCATGAACAACTACCTAACAGACAACCCACAGTGCAAGGTTAAGAGTAAGGGAACCAAACTACAAGTTGGGCACGGTTCCACTCCAAAGTATAGGAAGAGTTACGGTTGATGCTAACACTTGATTTTGGAACAGTACTAAACGGGGTAGCCCAACTAGCGGGGTTGGACAGAGATAATCTGCCAACCCATTTTTTTAAGCAGGTCAGAGACTTGGCAAATCGTCGGTTAGCGATTGCCTACACATCAGCTCCTTGGCCCGACTTGGTGAGGGTAGTGAACCTTACCACAGCAACCTCAGATAAGTTCACCATGACATCAACCATGGGTGACGTTATAGAGGTTTACCAGAAAGACCCACTGCTAACCACAGAAGCCATCCCCCAGAGCTACAGGCTATACGGTGATGGCACCAACAGGTTCATATACACAAGGGGAGGCCAGACGAGTGTGTATGTGGAATACAGAGAGGCGAGAATAGACCTAACAGGGGATGTGTGGGTAGCAGGAACCTACTTCTATAATGCTCAAGCATATTACAGTGCACCAGATGTGTGGGTAGCGGGAAGTTTCTACTCAACCCCAACGATCACAGCGGCAAATCCCCCTTCTTCGCCTTGGGTAGAGATCAAGATACCAAACCGATTTATGGGTTACTTAACCCAAGGAATTTATACAGATTACTTAACTGCGAATGGAACTCCAAACCCACTCGAGGAGCAGAAAGCCGAGGGGCTACTGTCAATCGAGCTGGATAGCCTACACAGGGAGCAGGGGCAGGTTCGCAAACCAAAGGTAAGCACTTACTAGAATATGAAAGTTAGAGCAGTAACAGGCGCGAGAACAATCACGGCGAATAGCAGTGGTACGTTTAAGACGGTCACAGGGGCATTGGCCGCAAACGACTACAGAAAGTCATTCACTTTAATAAACATGGCGGTAGGTAAACTGCTCGTAAATTTGTCTGGAACCGCCCCAACAGCCACGGCTTGCCACTTCGTTCTGCCGGGATGCACTTCGGCAGCAGACGGCACGGGCGGCTCATTAAGTGTGGATGGATATGTTGGAGCAG